GGTGATCTTATATGGAAAGAGTCAGAAGTGGTTTATACGGACGGAAAAGTAGATGAAACTTCCGCTGACTATCGAATAATCGGTATTCAGGACACGGGCAGACACTTCTATAAGGCTTTGCTTGTGGCAGTAGTATGAAGAGGCTTTATTTATCCCTTAACAGAGCAAATGACATAGACAGAATCATTAAGGAACTTGAAGAATACTCAAAAAATCTTAATGACAAGTCAGAAGTCTTTGTAAAACGACTTGCGGAGTTAGGTGTTCCGATCATTGAAAAGCGAATAAATTCCGTGGTGGGTGACAGTGATCCTGAACATTACACTTATATAACAATACATTCTTTTGATGACTACAAAGAAGCAATTCTTACGGTAGAAGGAAAGGACATATTGTTTATTGAGTTTGGTGCAGGTGTTCACTACAACGGTAATTTAGGCGGAAGTCCTCATCCTTGGGGTGAAGATTTAGGGTATCGAATCGGAACATACGGCAAAGGCCAAGGAGCCAAAGAATATTGGTATTATACCAACGAAAAAGGCGACTCTGTAAGGTCAGAGGGTACTAAAGCGACAATGCCTGTGTACTATGCGTCATTGGAAATCTATTCACGGATTCAGGAAATCGCCAAAGAGGTATTCGGCAATGGATGATTGGTTTTCCAGAATACAAGGCAAGGTGTTTAACCAAGTTCAATATATGATGAAGAAGTCTTATCCGGCTTTGAAATGCACGACAAAGAACGAGAGTGAAACGCCTGCTGAGTTTCCAACTTTATATCTTCACGAACTGCAACCTTTGGAAGTAGGTCAGGACTTGACAAATGAGACTGTCAACGCTATCCGTTGCACAATCGAAATTCAGGTCTGGACAAATACAACCGAGCAGGAGTGCCGCAAGATTTTAAGTTCTGCGGTAGCAGAAATGAAGAGATTCAGATTTAACATATCAGCTATGCCTATTGTTCAAACCACGGGAAAAATATCGTGGGGTGCTATAAGAGCCACTCGAATAATAGGTAATGGTGATGATATAGCAACTTGATAACAATGCACCGACCATAAGGGTGAATATGGTCGCTAACCCCTAATAGTTATGGGGTGGAAAGGAGATAAAAATGGCAGTACAGCTTGCCGGTTTGAGTAGTTTGGGCGTTCGTTTTGGATTTGCAGTCGAGACAACGGCTGGCACCGCCCCAGTAGCCTACAAGTGGCTTGAGAGATGTAATTCTATTGCAGGTATTGCACTTTCTACCGAGAACATTGACGCTTCGGCACTTGAGGATCTTGTTACTCGGTATGTACCCGGTCGTCAGGACTCCGGCGGTCAGTGGAGTGTAACATTCAACTATACCGAGGAAGTGGAAGCACAGCTTAAGGCAATGATTACGGCGTATGAGACTGGACAGGCAGAGACCACACCTCTTAACACTTGGTTTGAGGTATGGTTCCCTGATACCGCAAAGGCTTTCTTTGTTGTAGCAGCACCCCCGAAGGTTCTTCCTATGCCGGAAGTATCACAGAACTCATTGCAGACTATCGAAGTTACCTTTACTATCAACGAGTACAAAGGAACCGATACCGCAATCAAGCCTGTAGAAAACCCTTAACAAGCCCGAATAATGGTGGCAACTCGGGCGGAAACACACAGACCACCTATACACAGTCGGAACTTGAAGCAATGACAATCGCACAGATTGAAGCACTTGCCGAAGAATTAGGTTATACAATAACCAAAACCCTGAAAGCAGACATCATTGAAGAGTTCCTTGAGCAGCAGAACGGATAAAGAAATGAGAAAGGCATCCTTCGGGGTGCCTTTCCCCTTTATTCATTATCGTAAGGAAAGGGGAAATAAAACATGAAACGAATTACGATAGGCGGAAAAGAGTACACATTTAAGTTCAGTGTGGCGGCGTCACTCTATGATGATTGCATAAAGTCAATCCTTGATAGCTTTGTAATAGGCGGCAGGCTTGAACAATCAGCAAAAGATAAGGATATGGATGGCACTATCAGCGGAATAATATCTTCTATGGCGAATATCCCGCAGAAAGCTGTTACCATGTTCTACGCCGGGCTTCTTGAAGAACATTCAGATGAAATAAAGTCCATCAAGGATGCAAGAGATTTGGTCAAGGAATACCTCGACGAAAACAAGGATGACGAGACAGGTGAGTTTAAGATTACCTTCTATGACATACTTACAGAAATGATGGGGATAATGGCTGACGATAATTTTTTCGCCCTGATCGGTCTGGACAAGATGATAGATCAGACAGCACCGAAGAAGAGAGGCCGGAAGAAGTCAGAAGTTGGCAACAACTGATAGATAAATTAAGGATCCATTATATGACGATAGGTGTAAGCCGGGAAGAGTTCTATCATTCTACATTAGTCGAATTGAGGGATTATGATGAGATATTTCACCAAAGGCGGCTTTTAGAGGATGAAAGAGACTATATGTGCGGTGTTTACACATTTCAAGCGGTTCAGACAGCCTTAGCTAATGCGTTTAGAGGAAAAGGCACTAAACCAATAGAGTACCGTAATAAGTCTATAATGGCAGAAATTGAAGAACAACGTAGGCTGATGAATCCTACGGAAGAGGAAAAGAAGAAGCAATTAGACCAACTGCGTGAGATGTTATTTGGTATGCAGAAAAGGTTTGAGGAAAGTAAAAAGGCGGCGGTTGAATAACTGACCGCCTTTATTTTTTTATGCGAGGAATAAAACAATGTCGGATTTGGATTCTTTACAGATACAGATTTCAGCGAGTACCACGGACGCAAAAAACAAAATAGAAGAACTCATTAAGAGTTTTCAGAAACTAAACGGAGCATTACAGAATTATTCGGGTGAATCCGCTTATGTAAAAGGATTAAACAGGCTTGCATCGGGATTAAGTGGAATAGCAAACGCATCTAACGAAATAAACCCGAACAGAATAAAGGATATAGCCAAATCCATTGGTGATCTTGCTACAAAAGGGGAAAAACTCTCTAATCTGTCGTTTGTAAAGACTTTTCAGCAAATGGGGGCAGAATCGGAAAGGGCATCCCTGAGAACAAGAAAAGCCGTTGATGATATAAAAAAGACTTTTGGTATTACAAGCAAAGAGGGGATAGAGGCACTTACAAAATCTTTAAACAGATTTTATGCTTCGGCTGATGATCCGGCGGCACTTGCAAGTGCAGAAAAAGATATTAAGAGTCTCATAGTAGAGTACGCTTCACTTAATGAGGAATTACTTAAGACCGGGGGAACTTTGCGTAAATTTATGTCAGGCACAAATTTTGCTATTCCCACGGGCGCAGTCAAGGAATTTGGCGATGAATACAATAAGATGATAGGTGTTTTAGGCGTAAATAAGCAGCATAAAGACCTATCAAAAGGTGTTGGGCTTGATGTAGTCGCAGAGGAAGCAAATGGCGTGTTAGGAACAAATCTTGACACTTCAAGCTCATTAGCTGCTATGGAGAGTATTTATAATGCACTTGTCCAGGAGAGAGAAGAGTTTGAAAATCTTGAAGAAGCACAGAGAAAGAGCATTGCAACATCTTCAGAATTAACACAATACATGGATAGGCTCTATGAGAGCATAAACAGGGTAAGAGAGGTAAGTTCAAGCATAAGTGAGGGTGGTTTCGTTACCGGCGGTGGCGATGCAGAACTTGAAGCCCTTTTTAACGGAGAAGATTTACCGCAGATCGAGCAGACTGCGCAGCAAGTAGCCGCATCCTTAAATGAGGTACAAAAAGAGGTTATTGAAACACAGGAACTTGCTAACCCATTTGAGGGTATCGTTAAGGGTGTTGAGTCCTTAAGCGGCCTTACTATCACAGCGGAGCAATTCGGCGGAATTACTGTAATAGCAGACTCATTAGGTAAATTAGTAGGTGAAAGAGGTGAGAAGGCAGCTACCATACTTCCACAAGTAGCACAAGGGTTACAATCTCTTTCCACACTTAATATACCTGATAATACGGATCAGCTAATGGGACTAGCAAATGCCATAAAGGAATTTGGAAAGTCAAAAGCTGAAAAGGCACAAGGACTGCCAGAAGTAGCAAGAGGATTAAGGGAAATAATTGAAATCGGTGATATTCCCGAAATGAATGGAATAAAAGACCTTGCTACGGTAATAGGCAAATTTGGTAATCCGAACGCAAGGACAGCGATTGAAAATATGCCTAAACTTGCTTCGGCATTTACTGAACTTGTTGCAAGCATTTCAAAGGTTCCTATGGTGTCTGAACAGACACTGAAACTAGCGCAAGCTATGGCACAATTATCTACTGCTTCAAAATCAGCAAGCGTAAGTACAACAAAAACATCCTCTGGAATAACTATGCTCAAAAATGCTCTTACTTCGGCATTGCCGTCATTTGAAAGAACGAAAAAGCATTCAGGAAGCCTAGCGGCAATGTTTGGTAAGTTGTATGCTTCATATTTCTTGCTTATAAGAGGGTTTAGAAAACTTGGTGAATCAATAGAGTATTCATCAAAACTTACTGAGGTTCAAAACGTAGTATCACACGTTTTTGGACAGTCAACAGATTTAGTGGATGATTTTGCGGATCATGCAATAGAAGATTTTGGAATGGCTGAATTATCAGCTAAACAGTTTGCATCAAGATTTCAGGCGATGGGAACTGCTATGGGCATATCGGCAGAACAAATAGCAAGTGCAAACGACCTAATATATAGCAAAATCAGCAAAAATAAGACAGCCTACAAAGATTTAGGCGATTCCATGGCAGATTTGTCTATAAATCTGACTAAATTAACGGCAGATTATGCTTCGTTCTATAATTTAGACTACGAAGATGTGGCTGATGATATGACGGCTATTTTCACAGGTCAAACAAGACCTCTTCGTAGGTATGGTCTTGACCTTACTAACGCTACTTTGCAAGAGTGGGCGTTAAAGAATGGCTTGGATGCCAATATAAAGTCAATGTCACAGGCTGAAAAGACTATGCTCCGCTATCAGTATGTCATGTCGCAATCAGGGCATATAATGGGAGACTTTGCAAGAACGGCTGATACTTGGGCGAATGTAGTGCGTACAATCGGACAGCAATT